AGGAAGGCCAGAACCCCAAGGGCGGCCTGAATGCCAAGGGACGCGCCTCTGCCAAGGCCCAAGGCATGAACCTGAAGCCCCCTGCGCCGAACCCGAAAACCGAGAAGGACGCCGCACGGCGCAAGTCGTTCTGCGCTCGCATGGGCGGGATGCCTGGGCCGATGAAGGACGAGAAGGGCAAGCCTACACGCAAGGCGCTGGCCCTGAAGGCGTGGAACTGCTGACATGCAAATCCCCATCGTCTCTGGCATCTACACCGACAACGGCCCTGACCTGCGCACGGCCTACCCGGTCAATTTCTTTGTCACGCCCAAGGGCAGCGGCATCAGCGATGCCTACCTGCGGCCGGCTGACGGGATCGTGAGCGATGGCACCGGCCCAGGCACTGACCGAGGCGGCATTGAGTGGCGCGGCACGCTCTACCGGGTCATGGGCACCAAGCTGGTGAGCATTGCCAGCAATGGCGCCGTCACCGAATTGGGCGATGTGGGCGGCCCCGTGGATGAGCTGGTCGCATTCGACTACTCGTTCGACCGCCTGGCCGTCGTGTCCGGTGGTCGGCTGTACTACTGGAACGGCGCCACGCTCACTCAGGTGACGGACCCGGACCTCGGCACGGTGCTGGTCGATGTGGTGTGGGTTGACGGCTATTTCATGGTCACGGACGGCGAGTTCCTGGTGGTCACCGAGCTGAGCGATCCGACGCAGGTCAACCCGCTGAAGTACGGCAGCAGCGAGGTGGACCCTGACCCGGTGGTGGCCCTGCTAAAGCTGCGCAACGAGGTCTATGCGCTGAACCGGCACACCATTGAGGTGTTCGACAACGTGGGCGGTGACCTGTTCCCATTCGAGCGCATTGATGGCGCGCAGATCCAGAAGGGCGCCATCGGCACGTTTGCGTGCTGCGTCTTCAACGAGATGATTGCCTTCCTAGGCTCCGGCCGCAACGAGGCCCCCGGCATCTACATGGCCGCCAACGCCACGGCGCAGAAGATCAGCACCGACGAGATCGACCGCCTGTTGCTGACCTACACCGAGTCGCAACTGTCGCGGGTGAAGCTCGAAGCCCGCAACGACAAGAACCACCAGCTGCTGTACGTCCATCTGCCGGACCGCACGGTGGTCTTCGACCTCGCGGCCACGCAGGCGCTGAGCCAGCCGATCTGGACGACCCTAACCACCACGCTCACGGGCTTCGCGCAGTACCGGGCGCGCAACTTCGTGTGGGCCTATAACCAATGGTGCATAGGCGACCCGGCATCTTCGGCCATCGGGCACACTGTGGACACGCGCAGCGACCATTGGGGCCAGACGGTGCGCTGGGAGTTCGGCACGATCATCGTCTACAACGCCGGCAGCGGCGCCCTGTTCCACGAGCTGGAACTGGTGGCGCTCACGGGCCGCGTGGCGCTGGGGCTGGACCCGCAGATCAGCACCAGCTACTCCCTCGATGGCTCGGCCTGGGGGCAGGATCACTTCATCCGCGCTGGGTCCATCGGCAACCGCACCAAGCGCCTGGTGTGGCTACGGCAGGGCTCCATGCGCCACTGGCGTATGCAACGGTTCCGGGGTGACAGTCAGGCGCACCTGTCGTTTGCCCGCCTGGAAGCGCAGATCGAGGCGCTGGCGTACTGATGGCCGCGTCCAGGCTCAACCTCACGCGGGATCAACTTGCGTCGTTCCTGCAAGACCATGAGCAGGTGCGGCAGTTTGAGCGCCTGTTCTCAAACGTGCGCGAACTGGAGCCCACCACGCTGGTGGATCTGTCCATCGCTGCCGGCACTGCCGATCAGAAGGCCACCGAGGCGCTGGACGCTGTTGCCACACTGGCGCAGGATGCCGCCCTGCAAGCCGAGGCCAAGGCGCAGCAGGCGCTGGACGCCGTTGAGCAGATGCGCACGGCACTGGAACTGCTGACCACGGCCCCGCCGCCGCGTGAGTTCAAGCGCTCTCGGTATGGCTCGTTTTACAGCACCGCTACGCAAACTGCGACGGTCATCAACACGGCCAAGGAAGTAACGCTGAACACCACGGACCTGTCATCCGGCGTGTCCCTGAGCGGTTCTCCGCAGACGCGCATCAACGTGGACACGGACGGCATTTACAACCTGCAACTGTCCGTTCAACTTGACAAGACCGCTGGCGGAACCGCAGAGTTCTACATCTGGTTTCGCAAGAATGGTGTGGACGTCACTGACTCGGCCAGTCAGATCAGAATCCAGGGCAACAACGCCGAGATTTTCTCGGCCCTGAACTACTTTTTCAGCCTCAAGGCCGGCGATTACGTCGAGATCATGTTTTCGGTGAGCGACCTGTCGGTTGAACTGCTGGCCGTGCCTGCCGCTGCTCCGCATCCTGGCATTCCCAGCATCATCGTCACCGTGTCCAACAACATCCAGGGGTTCCAATGACCGTCACCGTCAAAGTCCTCGTTCCTCCCAAGCAGATGGAGGCCACGCAGACCACGCAATACACCGCGACCAACGCCAAGGCCATCATCGACAAGGCCACGGTGACGAACACCGACACGGTGAACCGCACGTTCTCTGTGAACCTCGTCACCTCGGGCGGCTCGGCTGGCAACGCCAACCTCGTCATCGACGACCGCACCGTGGTGCCCGGTGAAACCTATTTGTGCCAGGAACTGGTGGGCCAGGCGCTGGAGTCGGGCGGGTTCATCTCCACCGTCGCCAGCGCGGCCACGGCGCTCACGCTGCGGGTGTCTGGACGCGAGATCACCTGACGGGTATGATGCGCGCGCCGAGTTCATGGCTTCCGGCAGCCTCTGAGGATGCCATGAGTTACAGCCTGCGCACGCATTTCGACTCGCTGATGCTGCCCGTTGACGCTGCGGAGTGGCTACTCATGCTGTGGCAGAGCATCCAGACGTTCGACGACTACGCCGACGACGATTTCGTCAAGCGCGAGGCGCTGGACGCGACAATCTGGAACGTCCTGGTGGCCATGCCGCAGAACACGTTTTTCTCGCGCCATGTGGCCGAACTGGTGCCTCTCGTGGGCATGATGGTGCTGAAGTGGCAAGCCTCTGACCGCGTGGAGCGCGAAGGCAACGCATCGGCTCAATCCTACGTCTGGCGGGCCGGCTACTACGAACTGGTGCTGGCCGCCGTGCGCCTGTGCCACGGCCCTGTGGCGGCGGCGTCGGTGGCTCACAAGGTGCTGGGCATGTACGGCGAGACGCTGGACAAGTATCTGGCCGAGTTCAACAAGGGAGGCGGTAATGCCTGATCCGGTATCTGGTTTGATCGCTGTCGGCGGGAATCTGCTGTCTTCCAGCATGCAGGCCGACGCCGCCAGCGAGGCGGCAGGGGCACAGTCGGGCGCGGCTCAGGCCGGCATTGACGAGCAGCGGCGGCAGTTCGACGAGGTTCGACGCCTGCTGCAGCCGTATGTGCAGGCGGGTCAGGGGGCCATCAGCGGCTTTCAGCCATTCCAGCAGGCCGGCGCCACGGCATTCCAGCAGCAGCAGGCGCTGTCCGGTCTGCTTGGCCCCGAGGCGCAGCGTGCGGCAGTGGCTCAGTTGGAGCAAAGCCCAGAGATGGCTGCTATTACGCGCCAGGGCGAGGAAGCGATTCTGCAGCGGGCATCGGCTACGGGCGGCCTTCGCGGCGGCAACGTGCAGGCCGCGCTGAGCCAGTTCCGGCCTCAGGTGCTGTCGGGCCTGATCGAGCGTCAACTCGGGCGGCTTGGTGGTTTCGCAGGCGCCGGGCTAGGCGCGACTGAACAACTCTACCGTGGCGGCCAGGCGTCAGCAGCGGGTCAGGCATCATTGGCGCAGACGACTGGAGCCAACGTGGGGAACTTGCTGGGTCAAATGGGCGCAGCCCAGGCCGGCGGTGCGCTGGGATCTGCGGCTCCGTTCGCTCAACTGGCGCAGATTCCGGGGCAACTGGCGGGCCTGCAGATGGCTACCGGGCGCAACGTGTTTGGTGGCCTGTTCGGTGGCACGCCCATTCAGCCCGGTGTAATCAGCGGCCTGCCGTCCTACGCGGTCATGCCCGGTCCTTGAGGTAGCACCATGGTCCAGCCGTTCAATTACGTCATCCCCCAGGCAGACCCGTTTGCTGGGGTGCTGCAGGGCCTGAAGCTCGGGGCGTCAGTCCAGCAAATGGAGGCGGCGCGGGAGCAACAGGCTATGCAGGCTGCGGTGCAGCAGCAGGCCATTGCGCGTCAGCAGCAGCTCGGGCAGGCCATGCAGGGCCTGATGGCCAAGCAGAACCCGACGTTCGCTGACTATCAGGCCGTGGCCGTGCTGGCTCCGAAGGATCAAGCCGAAGCGGTCCTGAAGTCATGGGGCGAGCTGTCCAAAGAGCAGCAGGGCAACGATCTGCGGTTCGGCGCCCAGGTGCTGTCGGCATTTCAAGTCGGAAGCCCTGACGTTGGCGTCAGTTTGCTTGAGCAACGCGCCCAGGCCGAGCGCAATTCGGGCCGCGAGGAGCAGGCCAGGGCATACGAAACCTGGGCGCAACTGGCGAAGATTGACCCGAAGTCGGCACAGAGCACCATCGGCGTGATGCTGGCCGGCCTGCCTGGTGGTGATAAGGTGGTGGAGTCTGTGGGGAAGGTGCAAACCCAGAAGCGAGAAGCTGCGCTGTTTGGCCCTGCGCTGGCGCAAGCCAATGCCAATGCAGAAAAGGCAACAGCAGACGCAGTGAAAGCCGGCGTCGATGCGCAGTTTGCCCCCGCGCTGGCGAAAGCTGGGCTGACCAAGGCCCAGAGCGATGCCATCAAGGCGGCAACTGATGCCAAATTTGCGGAGGCATTGAACCAAGCCGGCCTGAACGAAAAGAACTGGAACATTCGCGCTGCGCAGAACCGCATCAACGTGGAGTCTGCGCGGCTGGGGCTGGATCAGCAGAAGACAGCCGCTGACGTTCAACTGGCGCTGGCCCGGATCGGTGAGATTGCCACCAGCCTGCCCGAGCAGGCCAAGAAGGACATCAACACGGCGGCGGTGGCGGCAGGAACGGCCAAGCAGCAGGCTACGCAGTTCAATTCGCTTGCCGACAGGCTGGACCAAGAACGTCAATCGTCTCTGCTCGGCGTGGGGTGGGGCGCTGCAGGTAGTGCAGCGGAATGGGTTGCAAAAGCCACCGGCAGTCAGGACTATCTGTCGCAACTGCGGCAGGAATTCACGCGCCTGCGCAACAGCGCGGCGGTGCAGTCTCTGCCGCCTGGACCGGCCACTGACAAGGATATCGCGCTGGTTCTGGAGGGGTTCCCGGCCCCCACCGCAGACTCGCGCACAATTACCAGCTTCCTGCGCGGCATGGCCAAGCTTCAGGACATCAACAGCGCCACGGAAAACGCCCGCGTGGATTGGCTATCGAACAATCGCGGATCGCTGGGCCGCGCATCGGCGGCATTCCCGGCTGGTGACTTTGCCGCGAAGCCTGGCGAGACATGGGTTGATCTGTCCACCAGGATTGCAAGCGAGATTTCCAACCGCTACGCAGCGGGCGCCGGTGGTGCTCCTACGCAACCCGCAGCGGCCATTCCTGGCGCTCCCGTGCGGCCTGGACAGATTGCGCCGGCCATCCCGCGTGTCGGCGCTCCAACCTCTATAGGAGGCGCCATGCCGGGTGTCCCGCCAGCCACGACAGACATTCGCTCACAGGCCGATCTGATCATTC